GTAACTTGATGTTGTTGTGTAACCAACACCAGCGTTAGCAGAACCACCGACTATTGTATCAGGTGTAACTGTAATCGTGCTGTTAGCGACATCTATATTTAAAATTTGATTTCTAACAGGTACAATATCATTTGAGTTTGGTTGTACTGTTAATTCAATTACAGTTGAAGCAGAACCTCTAATATTTTCTATTGTAGAGATGTTAACTGAATTTATATCAACCTGTCCAGTTGAATAGTTAATTGTACCAGCAGTATTATCAACATAGGTTCTTACTGAACCCACCAAATAATATCTTCTTAAATTACCAGAACCATCATCATCAAAGAAATAAATGTTTGTTGCGTCTCCCTCAACTTTAAAACCAGTAGAACTTAAAACACCACCTTCAGCGGATCTATGTCCTGTATGTGGATTATATAAAGGATTAGAAAAATAAACTGTATAGTTTGTAGAACTACCTAATGTTGGTGTAAATGGTTTTCGTATTCTTAACGTTGTGATGTTTGACAATATACTTGAGTCAGCATCATCAATCAATTCTAAAACTTTTGAGTATCTAAAAATACTATCAAATTGATTTAGTGTATTATCATTGTAATTAGTTAAAGCATTTGTAACATCTGTTTTTAAAGTTTCAGCAGTTTTAGTTGTTGCCTTTTCATTATATCTAACTGTTGAAGTTAAAAGTAATGATGTTGTTTCTGGATCAATAATAACTGGTGTTACTGATGCCACAGAATATTTTTTTAATTCAGTAACAATACTATTTTTTGTTGTATCAGTTAAAGTAGAACCTGAAGTAGGATTGATTGAAATATAAACACGACCATAAAAAGGTGTTTCAGCATCTTCACCACCCCAAGCACTTACTGATTTTGTATTGGCATATAATTCTCTTACTTTTGATTTGTAATCTTCAATTGTTACAGCACGGTCTTGAGCTGCATAAGATTTTGGTGCATTAAATTTTATACTTTCATTTGATTGAGCTTCTGCACCATTGGCTGCATTTGAATTTACTGTAATTGATACATCACTAAAACCACCAATGTTTCCTGAAAGTGAAAATGATGAAGCACCGTTTGCAGCTGTTTTGTTTGTTACAACATATTTTAAAATAATAATATTACCATCATCTAATGCTTTACCAATAACACCATCACCAAAATAAATTTCAAACTTACCATCTTCAGCTTCTTGTAAAAAATAAACTCTACTTGTTGAATCTAATTGTGTGATTGAAGTTGCTTTTGTATAAGTGTTTACTGTTGTGTCGCCAGCACTATTTTGTACTTGAACTGTTAAAGTTGATGTATCAGCATTTGCTGATTGTATTAAGAATCTTTGGTCAACGTCTGAAGTATCAGCTGTATATTGATAAGTTACATATGTACCTTCGTAAATATTTAAATTTGAAAAAGTATAAACACCATCAACTGGAGTTATTGTATTTGAACTTGTAGTTACAAAATTATAATTTACACCATCTACGGTTGTTGTAAATTGTGTACCAGCATTCATTGTTAAAGAAGTACCAGTTGCGTCATTTACAACTACATTAATATCAGCGTTAGATGCTCTTGGTGAATTTGGAGTATAACCAAGTGCCTTTGCTAAAGATACAATACTGTTTCTTAAATCAGCTGTATCAATAAACATTTCATTTGCTAAAATGTTTGCGTTGTATGAAAGATAGTGTGTGTTGTAGGCCAATAAATCCAATAGAACGGACATACCAGAACCTTCAAAGTCATAATCTTTAAATTGACTTTGATTGGATAAAAATCGTTTTAGGTTTGCTTTGATAGCATCAAAGTTTAACTGTGATATGTTTAGTTTGTGAGCAGACATATTATCTTAGCCTTTGTAAAAATTCTGTTATCGTTACAGGTTCAGGAGTATTATTTACATAAAAAGAAATTGTTACAGCGTATCTGTTGTTATCAATTTCATCCTGAACTATAATTTGGTTAAGTGTAACTCTTGGTTCATAATTTACAATTACTTCTTCTATTCTGTCTTCTAATAAAACAGCGTGTAGTGGAGTAATTGGTTCAAATAACAAATCTCTAATTGAACTACCTATTTCTGGATGAAAAGGTCTTTCAAAACGATTTGTTAAAATTAAGTTTCGTACACTTCTTTTAACCGCTTCAACATCCGTTAATCTTGCCACATCTTTTGTAGCAGGATTTTTAGTAAAATTCAAATTTAAGTCTGAATAGATTCTATTTGACCTAGTTGAATTATTGGTATTTGAAGCATCATAGTTTGCCATAGAACTATTTATATCTATCCTGCGAATACATTTAAAGAACCTGAAATCATAGCACCAGCATCGGCACTATCAGTAATACGACCTACAGGTATACTATTTACTCTTACAGTAGATGAACCTGCATTTAAGTTTGCTACATGAGCAGGACATACAGGCACAGGTGGATTAGGATGAGATACAGTAGGTGCACCAACAACAATAATGTTAATACCGTTTGCTTTTACAGTACCATTAGTATTTGATGATGCAATTGTAGTAATTCCAGTACAAGCATGGCCTGTACTTAACGAATCACCAACTCTACAGATAGCAGGCATTATTTTCCTTGTCCGTTATACGCTTTCCAACTACGTTTTTTAGATTTATTCATTGATGAAAACTTAACACTTCGTTTTTTATTACCAAGTGATGATTTTTTGTAATTTTTTTCTCTTGCTACAAACGTTTTACTTACTTTTGCCATTATTTACCTAACTTTTTCTTTCTACCTAATGGTAATTGTATTGAAGATACGATTTTTTTGCCTTTTTTACTAATATATTCAAATCCAATCAGTTGATTCTTAAAATTTTCTTGTACTGACTTAACAGCCTTCTTAAAACTTGTGTTTTCTTTTTTTTCTTCTTGTCCTGATTCGTTCCAGAACAGAAATTCACGCATTTTTGCCATAATTTCCTCATTTTTTAGTGTTTTTTGTACTATTTATAACGGTTTTTGTTCTACTTTTGTTCTATACACGCCAGAATGCCGACAAGCTACGGAAGAATCGGACAAATATTCCATTTTTTTGTTGATTTTTACTTAAAATTATGGTATATTAGCAGTATGAAAACAACAAATACAAATAAAATGAATTTGCAAATCGTTAGAAATGTTGCATATTCTCAAATAAACAAAATAAACAAAAATATCAAAGAAATTATTGAAGTTGATAAAGAACTTTTAAATTTAATTGATATTAACATGAAAAATGCCGTTAACAAAATTATACACGATTATAATTTTAAAAAGATTAACGGTTTTAACTGTAAGTAGAAAGGAAAAATATGAATATTACAGACTTTAACACTATGATGACTACAATGACTATTAAGGATTTAAATAGTATGAAAGATATGATTAACAATGCCATAAAAGACAAAGTTAAAAATTCTATGACCGTTGGTCAAAAAGTTAACATTGTTCAAAAAACTAAAAAAACACCTGGCGTAATTAAAAAGATTATGCAATCAAAATGTTTAGTACAATGTAATTTTACAACGTATAGAGTACCAATGACTATGTTGGAGGCACAATAATGAGAGATAAACTATCTACATTTTTTGGAGTAACTTTTATATTAAGTATGTTTTTTGCTGCTGGTGCTATTGAAGAAAATAATTTCTTTCTTGGTGCTATGTTGGCCTTAACTGGCATACTTACTGGAACATTAACTGCTGTATTACAAAAACAATAAAGGAGAAAACACTATGACTATGGTAACAAAAACTGCAAATACTTTAGATGAAGGTATACAAAATATGATGAACGCTGCTAAAGAGGATTATGCTAAGTGGACTACAAATACTCACGGCGAACAATCACAATGGGCAAAAGACTCTATTGCTGAATGGGATCAAAAAATTAGAGTTATGAATGGTAAAAAATATATCAAAGTGGTAAAAGAAAACGGTGTATTTGCTTTTATTATGAAAGAAGACTCTGGTAGATTTAAAAAAGGTGATGTTCTTATGGCTTCAAGTTGGAGAGCACCTGCTTTAAATAGTGCTAGAGGTAACGTATTAACTGGTAACTATCCAATTAGATGGACAGGA